CTGCTAGTAATTACCAGGTACTAGCCGATTCTCATCGCTACACTGGAGACCCAAAACATGAATAGAAAAAAACTTATAAAGCAATCGCCTTATGAGATTTTTCCTACTCTCATAAAATGGCTCGCAAATAATTTGACAAAATCAAATTATAAGGAAACATCTTATGCGTTAAGGATCGCTTCTAAGGTTCTTATGGTACTTAAAACTAGGGGTAAACCCGAAGCTATTAAATACTGTAAGAATCTGAGATCTATATTTCTGAAATCCATACTTAGTATGGATCAAGAATTTAGTCTCGGAAATCAGTTATGATTACCTAAAATCCTAAGACCTATTATATCTCATATACAAGAAAGCAAAAGTTACCCGTTTATTCGGCTAATCTTTAGTTCTCTTTATATTACTCGATTTATTAGGTTAGATGGGGAAATATCTACCTCTACAATAGAGACGGGCCCTAGTTATACTAGAACGCCACCTTCATTAAGAGAATTTATTATCCCTTTTCTTAAGGATTTAGGTGTTAACCCTAGACACTTAGGTCACATCCCTAAACAATTAATGTTTAAGGAGTTTCATATGTCTTCAAAGAGTGGTCCAAATGGGCATGCCCTTTGGACTTCTTATAAAGATATATTTAGTCTCACATCTGCTCAGCTAGAATCTATTAAGATTGTAGGAGGACAGAAGTTATATGACTTAATGCTCAAACTTACAGGCCTGTATCAGCGCATTCCTCAATTCTTCGATTGCCGTGCTACCCGCAAGGGTAGTCTGACTTCTCGAAGATTATCGAAAGTTGTTGACAAGGAAGGTAAGATTCGGGAGGTTGCGATAGGAGACTATTATACTCAGGCAGCATTGCTACCTTTGCATAAGTTTCTATTAAAGCAACTCTCCAAGATTAATCAAGACTGCACTCAGAACCAGATCAAAAGCTTTTACTCCTTAAAGGCCTCAAAAGGAAACTCATATCATAGTATTGACCTTACGGCCTTTACTGATAGGTTTCCAATTGAAATCAATAAGGAAATACTTAGCTGTTGATTTGGAGAAGAATATGCTAATGCTTGGAAACACTTGATGGTTGGTGAACCATTTGATTATAAGTCCCGTAAGGTAACTTACGGAACAGGTAATCCAATGGGACTCTACTCATCATGGGCTTCTACAACATTAGCCCATCATTTCTTTTTATGAATGGCCTGTAAAAGGACAAATCATAATTGGAGAAGATGTCCTTATATGCTCTTAGGAGACGATATTGTTATTGCTAATGATATCGTAGCCAAGGAGTATAAGGTTATTCTAACTGAATGGGGCATTGAGTTTAACGAAAGTAAAACTCATGATTCGGAGCATGGATTTGAATTTGCTAAGCAAATTCGCCTTCATGATCAGAATGTCTCACCATTTCCCTTATCGGCTCTCTTCGAGAGACAATCCGAAACTATCACTAGTTTAGGAA